CGTTAATCATTTTTATCATTTCGTTATCATCAATGACTGCCTCTGCTATTTGTTTATCTAATTCTTTGTTAAATGTTTCTGATTTTATTCCACTAGCTTTTGCCATCTGTAAGAATTGTAAATCATTTGCCCAATCTCTTACATCAAATGTATCAGGATAATCTACTGCCCCGTCCCATTCTTTGTCTTGCCATAAAGCAAACAAATCCCAAATCTGCTCTTCGGCATTTTCTAAATAATCTGCTTTCTCTGATAGTCTTGCATTCAATAATTGAAACTCTGTTTGTAACGCAATACCTGATGATATTTGTTGTCCTGATGTACCTCTAACTGAACCCATGTGAGTAATACGATCTATTGCATCAATTTTGTTTTGAATACATTTCATAATACCCTCTAAGTTTTGTCCACTAGGTTGAATGATGTAAGGTTTTAGATCAGCTTGCATATCCTCTGGTATTTCTATGATAGAACCAGCACCAGCACTCGCCTCTACATTTGGAGTCTTAACTAGGCTTGGGTGGTTAGCTAATCTTATAAGTTGTTCTTTCTCTGAGTAGTCGTTGTAAATACTTTGTTGTAAATAAGCGACATCTGCAAGATCGCTAATACCTATTGGTCGTTTACCACCCTTTAAATTGTAAACATTGATACATGGTATTCTACCGATAGCATTTGGCACTTGCTCAATGATCTTTACATCGCCCTCTGCATATTCTTTTTCATAATCAGTAACATGGTAAGTAGTAATCTCTTCTTCGGTAAATAATTTTAATACTGCTCTATCTGCATTAATATCTTCTACAACTAAAAGCATATCTAAATAGAACCTACCACTTGCGGCTCTACTATAATTCCAGTTTACAATATTCTCTGGTGTATAGATCGACATATAAGGTCTAATGTCTTGATCTAGTTCCTCTGCTCTAGTTCTTGAATTAGTTTGTGGTTTGTCAATGATAACCCAACAGTTCCCGTAGATGCTGGCGTTCATCTGCACCTCTCTCATAATAGTATTAAATGATCTGCCGTCTAAGTCTGCATCATTAACAAAAGACTCTAAAGCTGGGTCTCCAGCCAAAGAACCATAGTCTCTAGTTGGCGGAACTCTCCATAAAAAACTTGTATAGATTTGAACTACATTTTTGCAGTGATTATCAACGGGTGTATGTCTAACTCTTTGATCGTATTCCTCTGGAGTCTCTAAGATATATCTATGTAGGTAATAACCATTTCTATAATCATTCCCACCAAGATAACTACGAATATAAAACTCCCAGTTCTGAATATTAGCGTGCCAGAGTGGGTGCTTTGTTGTTAAAAATTTTCTGTCCATCAACTCCACCTTTTAAGAGGGCTAGGTTTAAAATCCCTTTTGACAGGAAAATTATATTCTACCATGTAACCTAACGCATCGTTAAAATGGTCAAAACCAGAGTCTTTGTCAGGCACATTTGTTCCCTCTTTGTATATCTGTCTTTCTATCGACTTAATAACATTTTTGCAAGATTTTAAAACAAATAAACTATTTACACCTTTAGCATTTTTAAATTTAGAATTAACTGCATTTATTCTGTCTCGAACTAATGGTGCTTTGTTTCTGACACGAACCTCAAAGCCAGCATTTTTTAAAAGTGCAAGATCAGTCATACCACCAGCAGATGTCTTTCTAGCTTTAGAACTTGGGTCAGGATAAATAATAATTTTTTTATTTGGATATCTAGTTTTTATTTCGTCTATCATTTCATTTGTGTTTGATGACCATATTTGTATTTCGTCAATAATAGTTATCTTATCATTTTCTATTTCAGAAACAACAGCCGCCATCGGGTCTATATTAAAATCTTGGCCAATATGTATTGTTTTTGATTTGCTCTTAAAGTCATTAATAATATTTTTATCTCTATCAAAGTTATAATAAATGATACCAGCATAATTAACAAAGGTTGCTAAATACTCTTGCTGAAAAGTTCTCTCATCTAAATCATTCTTTGCTTGCTCTATTTCTTCTTCTAATACTTGGCCACCCTCTAGTGTTGTATATTTAAAACTCTGCCACTCAGGGTCTTGTTTTGTATATAGATCATAAGCAAAGTTAAAGCCTTTAGGCGAAGAGCAGAACAGGGCATGGCCTAATGTGTCAGATAATGTAGGTCTTAACACCTCGTACCAAGCCTGTGGTTTAATGTCAGCAAACTCGTCTAGCACAATAAAATTTAGGCCAACGCCACGCAAAGATTGATCGTTGTCTGCCCCCTTTAGACTAATCAATGTATTGTTTTTAAGTAATAATGATAAATCAGACTCATTAATTCTTTTGACCCATCTATGCCTAATCATCATTTCTTTAAGCATATCCCAACAGATAGTTTTACTTTGTCTATAACTAGGGGACACATACCAAACACGCTGATTTGGAAAACGAGCAAACTTAGCCATTTCTTGTATAGCTAAGAATGTTTTACCAAACCTACGGCCAGATATAAGCACTCTGAACCTTTTGTTACATTTTATTACAGCCCTTTGAGGGTCAGTTAATGGCATTAAATCTGATCTCCCCAACTATCCCAACCATCTGCTTTTTGTCTAGCAAACAATTCTATTCTTGGAAGATCGCCACATAACTCTACAATATTATCTCTTATGATAGCTGGTTTCTTACTATGCTCTTGTCTTTTACTAATTACTAATTGTTTTACTGATTTAGAAACTCTTTGTGGTTTACCTTTAGTTGCAAGTAAACATTGTTCAGGGTTACACCTCGACCAATAGCCCATGCCTGTAAAATATCCATCTGATTTTATGTTTTGTTTGACCCATGTAAAACCAACTGTTTTATATGTAAAACCCCACTCTTCAATAACACGAAAAGCCTCTGGCAACATCGAATCAATAGCCCAAAGAAATAAAGTGCAATTATCGTCAGAAATATCAGGAATAGGTAACTTACAAATATCGTTAATACTAAGGGTATTATAATGGCGGGTAGCAGATCGTTTCTGTCCCTTTTCAGAATATGTTTTAAATGTCCACGCTGGGTCTGCATATATTATATTGTAGCGTTTCTGTGGGAATGGTATCACTCAACAGACCAAGCCAATGGTTCGTCATCTTCCGTAATAGTATTCTCAGATTGACCTAATATTTGTTTACCTAACCATATCTGCATGACAACATTTCCCTTGGTTGCACTCTTCCATTGTAGCTGTCTAAGTCTCATTTTCATTTCGGCTCTACCTTTTGTCAGGAATTCCGAATAACTCTTTTCAATAAGGTCAGCACTACAACCGAAGAAATCTCCGATCTCTTTATTCGTACACCCAAGAATAGCTAATTTTTTTACTTGTTCAGTATCAATATTATATTTTTTTGGTCTCGCCATAATCCTCTTACCCTATGAGTTAGGTAAGTTTTGTTTATCAAAATTTTATAGTTTTTACATCATTTATTTATGTAATTTAATATGTGACTTATAACATCAACAGTCCACCCGTCCCCTAATAAATCACTGGCTTTATTGACATCTAAAATACTGGTATAATTTTCTGGAACTGTTTGTAGTCTTTCCATTTCAATTTGATTAAATGTTCTCACACTTTCTAAAGATAAATCTTCTTTTTCAAATACTATTGTAATCATGCCAGTTGTTTTATATCTGTTGAGTAAATATTCTTTATTTTCGTTTATATGACCAGTATTTGTTAATAGACATCTTGATTTAAACTTGTCCGTATATCCACTTGTTAAAATATCTTTTAAAGACAATCTTTTATCTTTAGGTTGTGGTATATCAGAATATCTAAAACCAAATAGATCTCTATATTCTCCACCGATATTTGTCCAATAAAGACGATCTCTATATTGAGCTGAAACAGTGCTGCTATTTATTCTAACTGGATATGTGTCCATTAACCTACTTAAATATTCGTAATCTGCTGGCGGCATAATTACATTCTCTAATATAAAATATTTAGGTTTGCATTCTTTATAAAGTCTATAAAATTCAAAAAATAAACTACTTTTTTGACCATCAAGTCCATCTCTTGTTTTATTACCTCTACTAAAATCCTGACATGGGCTGCCAGCTAATATTAAATCAATTTGAGGTAAATCTTCTTTTTTAATATCTTTAATATTTCCTAATTGAATTGTTTTTGGGTAATTATGTTGAGTAACCTCTATTGCGTGTTTTTTTATTTCAGATGCAAAATAATTTTCATATTTAATACCAGACCTATTTAAAGCGATCTGCCCACAGCTCATTCCGTCAAAAAGACTAAGAACATTCATTTATATTCGTTTACCATGCCTAAATCATTAATAGCCTGTTCTTTTGTAATAAATCCTTTCCTTATGCCCATATCAATCACATCTTTATTTTTAGCGGCATAATCTTTAATAAACCTAGTTACTTTGTTATATTTTATAGCATCGGTAAACATTTTAACTCTGTCCTCATCTTTAGTTATAGTGATACCAAAATTATATTCTTTCTTAGGAACAACATCTAAATATTTCTTTGCTGATAGCCAGAATGCGGGCTGTTTGGCAAATTCTTTATCCTTAACCGAATCATAATAAGAATTATACATATCTGCTAATTGCTCTGGTTTATCTAACCAATCTTTCTCGATCTTATTGAAGTTCTTTTCTGCTGTTCCCTTACTGACCTTGTTGCTGATCTTATCCCAGAACTTGTTAAACTTTGGAGAGTATTTATTAGTAGATGTATTGGTAGGGGTAGAGGTAGGGGTAGGGGGGTTGTCGCTAGGTTTTTTTGGCCGCCCTCCCAACTTACCATTTACTTTAGAGGCATCTATTCTCTTACGAATATATAAATATTCTTGTAGCTGTCTCTCGTTTTGATAATGATTTTCTACTAAAACAAAAAATTCATTTAGTATCTTTTCACATGAAAGTTTCTCGCTATCAGTAAAGCAAACAGCGATTCGTTTTATTGTATCAATATTATTAGGTAAACCAACACAGCGTTTATTCCAATTCCAACATAGTAATCTAATGTAAATTCCTATCTCTTCATTTGTTAAATGTGATGTGCCAGCAGTAAAATCTTCGGTAAATAAATACCATGCTTTGAGTTTTTCTTTAGGTTTAGAGTTCTCGTCTATAAACATTGTTACCCCCATTTCTGAACAATTTATATTTACTATGTTTAATTTTTTTTCTTTAGAGTTTCAAGAAAAACCTAAGATTATTTTTTGGTAAAATTATTTTATTAGAGGGGATAAGCGAAAAAAGCATTTCAATGACTAAACTTACCCCCTCGAATCGGTAGATGAAATGGGTTATCTACCTAGTTCAGATTGCTACAATGCCTAGCTAAGAAAAGAACTATTTTAATTCTTAGTGAAAAATCGTTAGAAATCAAGGGTTTTTTAATGTAAATTAACTATATACAAAACCTAAGAAATTTAGTAGGTTATATATATATTAAATAATAATAATAATAAGGAGACTACAATGCAAAAACTAAATAGACTTTTTAAGAAGATACAAAAGTTTGATGTTATCGAAAATGATAAGGTCGAACATCTTTTTAAAATTACGCATCTTGATAACTCTACCGCTGTTTATGATAACAATGGTAAGTTAGTTATGAAGAGTTCAATCAACAAACCTAATAATAATAAAGGAGAAAACAATGCAAAAAAATAATTGGTTTGAGATAGATAAAAAAGGATTGCAACAAGTCCAAAGTGAGAAAGATAAATTCTTTATCATTAAGGAATTGGTAAGTAATTCTTTTGATGAAGATATAACTTTATGCAAATTAGATATTGGTAAAACAACATCTTACAAAAGTTATATTGATTGCATGGATAATAGCAAAGATGGTTTTAAGGATTTAAAAGATTCTTATACTATGTTTGCACCAAGCTACAAAAAAGGTATCGTAGAAAAAAGAGGCAGATTTAATGTTGGAGAAAAATTTGCTCTTGCGATGTTTGATCTTGCAAACATAAAATCTACTACTGGTTCAGTTATCTTTGCAAAAGATGGTTCAAGAAATAAAACAAAAGTAAAAACTGAACTAGGAACTATTTTTTCTGGCGAGTTAAAATTAACTTATGAAGAAATAGCTGACCTTACAGATAAGGCAAAAATGATTATTCCACCTATGGGTGTTGAATACTTAGTAAATGGAGATTTAGTTTCTCGACCAGAAACATACAAATCTTTTACTGAGAACTTGCCTACTGTTGTTTCTGATGATGAGGGTAATTTAGTTAGATCATCAAGAAATACTAATATCGAGTTGTTCAAAACAGATGAACATTTTATTTATGAAATGGGTATTCCTGTTGTTGAGACTGATATTGGCTTTTCAATAAATGTCGATCAAAAGATACCTCTCAATAAAGATAGAGACAATGTAAGTCCTAGCTATCTAAAAAAGCTAAAGACTTATGTTCTCAATCATACATCATCTGATTTGACTGAGGAACAATCTAAATCTGCTTGGGTAACTGAGGCTCTTGAAGATGCTGATGTTGATGCAGTTAAAGATGTTGTTGAATCTAGATATGGAGAGGACGCTGTGGTTTTTGACCCAACTGACCATGAGGCTAACAAAAAAGCATTTGCAGATGATGTGAATGTTATTACTGGTGGTAGTTTCAATTCTAAAGTTTGGGACAATATCAAAAGAACTAGAGAAGAGCATACTGAGTTTGCTAGACCATCTGGTTCTGTTGGCCAATATGCTAGTCCTACTTTGACTGGCGGTGCTAAAGAAATTGATACCTATACTGATGGAATGAAAGAGATAATAGATTATGCAAAAGAATTGCATTTATATTTATTTAACTCTTCTTGTTCTGTAAGTATTCATAATGGTAATGGTGCTTTAGCAACTTATGGTAGAGGTAACTTACAGTTCTCTTATAAGATGTTGGGTAAGAAATGGTTTGATCTTACTAATAACAAACAGAGGATATTAGAGTTGATTATCCATGAGTTTGGACACTGGTATTCAGGCGATCATCTAAGCGAAAGATATTACGATGGTCTTTGTGAAATTGGTGCTAAATTAATTATGAAAGAGTCCAATGAAAAAAGCTAAAAAATCAAAAACTTTATTTCCCTATGGCATAGAACATAGGGAGGTAATCGGTTACTCGATGGATAAAGACAAGACTCCACTCTATCGGGTAACAAGAATTTTACCTAAAAAGAAAACTAACTATAAGTCTATTTTTAGGGTATCAATGGTTTTGCTTTTACTTATATATGGTGCTGTGTTCCTTGCTGGGTGTAGCACCACGCCAATAGTAGATAGTAGGGGCAAAA